AAGAGTGAGATGCGTGATGTTGAAAAGTTTCCAAGACTCTTCACACCAGCTCCTTTACACTCCACTGTTGTGGGTAACCAATTGTATGGTGCCCAGAATGATGCTATACAAGACACCAGAAATATGCATCCCATTAAATTAGGTGTTTCTATGCCTGGTCATGAGTTCACTACTCTATTTTTCGGATTACCCTCTGATTTTCATAAAGCTCATTTTGATATCAAGGGATGTGATGTGTCCGTATGTTTATCTATTATTGCGGTTATACGCGATTTTAGGGCAAAACATATCGCCCAACAGTTTATTAAGGGTCACAAAGCTTATTATTCGAAAGTTTATTGTGGATTTGTTTATGTTCTTGGTAGGATTATTCAGTTGCTTGGGCAACGTTCTGGTTCTACATTGACTTTTACTGATAATTCATTTTTTGTGTTATGTATAGTTTACAGTGCATTTTGTGAATTAACAGGTGTTCCTATGGAGAAGGCTACAACTGATTTGGTTGTTGTTGATGGATCTGATGATGCCATGTTGGCTTGGCACTCACGATACACTTCATTGTTTAATATCGTGACGTTGGCAAATTTCTTGTGGAAAAATTTTGGCGTTATACTGGAATCGCCGGCAATAAATCCAGTTTCCATTCAAGACTTGTATTTCTTTAGTCAACATCTGGTGTCTGTCAGCTTGCCTCACCTCAACATTGATGTTTGTTGGATAGCTGCAGGTAATAAAGAGAAGATTCTCTCGGGATTTCGATACGTTAAAGGTGTCGATTTGTATATAAATTTTCAGAGATTTGCCGCACTGTTGACAGTTTTGTTCCCTTATTATGATGAATTTCGTTATTGGCGTAAGAAGGTGTTGTCAGAAATGAAGAGAGTTCATTTTGATGATATAAAATTCCGTCGTCTTGCTTCACTCATAAGCTCCGATTTATTCTTTTTGAAGATTTATCTCGGAGTTCAGGTAGAACCTACTGGTCTAAGACGTTATTCTAACAAG